TGGGATAACCAAATCCTACATGGCAAATGGTATTACTGGAGAGCAAGTTATTACGCTTCTTTAGATGCAGCAGTTCAAGGAATAGACAGACATATCAATCACTTTAAAACTAAATAAACAAATGCAAGAGATTACAGACTACAGAAGCCTATTTAAGTATGGCGACATGAAGAAGATTATGGAGATTACAGGCTATAGTCGTTACGTTATTGAAACAAGACTTAAGAACAATGATTATGAGATGACCGAGCTAATAAAAACCTTCTATAACAAAAAACTAGAACTACTTAAAAACCAAATCAATGATTACAGCGAAATTTAGAACACCAAGACAAAACTTACTAAAGAAAAAACCTCTTTATGTAGATCAAGACATCGTAAACAACTTAGTTAAAAAGGTAGCTAAAGCTTGTAATATAGATGTTAGGATTATTACTAAGAAAGGTAGATATAGACCACAAGTACTTGCTCGTAATATGTGCTTTTATATCCTTCATGTACACTACAAGCAAAAAGCTGCCCAAATAGCTCCTTATTTTCATAGAGATAGGACTACAGTGCTACATGGTATAAACACCTTTGTAAATGACGTAGAAGTAGTACCATACTACATGGAGCAATACACACAAGTTAGAAGTAAGATTAAGATACCAAAACTATATTCAGAAAACTATTAAAACAAACACTATGCTATCAACATTCGCACACATGAACGAAGTAGACAAAAAAATCTTTGTCGCTAAGATTATCCACAACATGAACTACAGCCAATCAAGTTATGAAACTATGGAAGCTATAGTTAAGATGTGGGAACAATATCCAATTAAACAAGCAACTTTTTTTACACAATCAAATCAATTAACAAATGGAATTGCAAACAACTAACACACAGATTCAAGCTCCTAGTTACCAAATGGTGAACAAGGACTCTATGCTATCCTTATCTAACGAGCTTAAACGCTTTGTAAAGGATGCACACTTAGTATCTAACATTAAGGGCAAGGACTATTGTAACGTAGAAGCATGGCAGATGGCAGGAGCTTCATTAGGATTATTTCCTATCATTACAAGCGTACAAGACTTATCAAGTGAAACAGAGGTTAAGTATATGGCTACTTGCGAAGTTAGATCATACCAAGACAATAAGTTGGTATCAGTAGGTATTGCAATATGCTCTAACAAAGAAGGTAGCAAAAAATTCTTTGATGAGTATGCTATCTTATCAATGGCACAAACTAGAGCAGTAGGTAAAGCATTCCGTAATCAGTTAGCATGGTTGATGAAAGCTGCTGGATTTGAAGCGACACCTGCTGAAGAGATGGACTTCGTACATGAAGAGCCAAAAAAAACCTCTAAGCCAGCACAAACAGTTGTAGCTGAAATCTTAGAAGAAGAGCCTACAAGAGAAGAAATTATGATGGAAGTAGCTAAGTGTACTAAGGTTAAGCAATTGACTGACATATACTTTACTTACAAGCAATCATTTGACTCGGATGAAACATTGATGAAGGTATTAAAAATGAAAAAAGAAAACCTAAAATAAAATGAATTTAACATTATTACCCAAAGTAGAACTTAGTTCTATAGAACCGAACAAATTTGCTATTGAGTTAATCAAGTCGCAGATAGTAGAGCGCTTTACACAAACTGGTGAGTCACCATTAGAACTACTTGTTAAATCAGAGGCTGTTGTACAGCTTTTAGAAGGCATTAGAGCTGATTTAAAGGAGTTAGTACTAGATGAGCTTAGTAAGTATCCTGGTGGCAAGGCTGAGGTCTTAGGAAGCGAAATGGCTAAGTTTGAATCAGGTGTTAAGTATATCTATGACCAAGATTATACTTGGAGCAAGATGAATGACCAATTAGAGTCTATGAAGTTTGCTATCAAGGAAAGGGAAAAGATGCTTAGAACACTACCAACCGCTATGGTTGATCCTGAATCAGGAGAAGTCGTACATCCAGCTCCTAGAATTAGCACTACAACCTTTAAGATTAACTTAAAGAAATAAAAACTTTGACCACCTCAAGATATTAAATATTTTAACCAAAATAGTAATTAGGGAACTTGGGGTGGTTATTTTAAACTACAAACATGAAACAAACGATAATATTTTTATACGAGTTGGTAAAGTTTATAGTAATATCAATACCACTAGCAATATTGCTATTTGTAACATTAACAATAATTAGTAAATTTAAGAATATATGATGGAGATTGCAGGATTAGAGAACTCAGTACCAGTGAGGATGATTTATGTTGATGATAAAAGTGAAGTATTGTTTAAATCTTTAGCTCATGCAGCAAGGAATACAAGGATTACACAGGACTCAATAAAGAAATCACTTAGCCCATTACTAAAGAGAAAATTTAAGCATAACAACAGAGATGTTGTTTTTAGGATAGTTAAGGATAAATAGTATATTTGTCGATGCAAACCGTACTTTGCAGTTAAAACTTATTGCCCGAAGAGGCGTGGGGGTGTACGGACTCCCGCAAATCTGAGGGCTTTTTTATTTTATGAATACAGGAATGATTGTTAAAAGCAGATCGGCTGAGAAGTTTACTGCTATCGACAACGAGATTATTAGAAATGTCGAATTAACATTAGAGGAAAGAGGATTATTAATTTACTTACTTAGTATGAGGCATGATTGGGTAGTTTATAAAACTAACCTACATGAACGTTTAGGATGCAGTAAAGGTCAGTTAGATAGGGTATTTAAGGGATTACAAACCAAGAACTATATCTTGTCAGTAAAGGTTATTAATGAGCTTGGAAGGTTTACTGGATGGAATCATGTTGTATATGATACACCTGCAATCCGAGATGATAAATCACCGAGTTCAATAAATGCCGAAGTCGGTGAAAGTGCCCCTATAAGTAATACTAATACAATTAATAGTAAATTATATAATAAGAAAACTAAGTTTATAAGACCAACAGCTAATGAGATAGATTTATATGCCAAAGAAATAGGTTTTTTAACTCTTGATCCTTCTTACTTCTTAGACCATTATGATTCTAATGGTTGGTTAATAGGTAAAAACCCTATGAAAGATTGGAAGGCTACTTTAAGAACTTGGCAAAGGAATAGTTCCAAATTTAATACTACTAACGTACCTACAAACAAAATAACTACACAAATAAAACTTAAATAATGATTATAAATGATGATTTTAGAAATTACGATTACCCTAAAGGATTAACAATAACTGATCCTCCATATAATCAGAGCTATAGATATTCTAGTTATAAGGATAATTTGAAATTAGATGAATATATAGAATTGTTAAAATGTATAAAAACTCCTTGTGTAATTATTCATTACCCTGAAGAAACAATAAACATTCTATCAAAATGCTTTATTAATTGCGAACAAGTCGTTACATGGGTTTATAATTCTAATACTGGTAAACAAAGTAGAACTATAAGTTGGTGGGGTTGTAAGCCAGATTTTACTAAAGTATTACAACCATTCAAAAACCCTAATGATAGAAGGATAAAATCATATATAAACAGAACTGGTAAAAATGGTGCTAAATTATATGATTGGTGGGAAGTTCAACAAGTAAAAAATACTAGCAAACAAAAAACTGAACATCCATGTCAAATACCAGAAGAAATTATTAAAAGAATCATACTAACAACTGCTAAAAATGATGAACTAATAATTGACCCATTTGCAGGAAGCGGTACGACATTAAAGGTTGCAAAAGAATTAGGTTATAGTTATATAGGTTATGAAATTGATGAAAATTATATAAATATTATTAAAAACAGATTAGTAACATTATGATAGCTATAAACCTACCAAAAGCATTAGATATTGAATCTAACATACTTGGGGCATTGCTTTTAGATAAAAGAACTATCCCATTGGTTATAGGTCATCTAAAAACTGACATATTCTACGATCTAAAGCACCAAAAAATCTTTAACGCTATTAAGGAGATGTATGATACCAATGTATCTATAGACCTTACAACTGTGGAGCTTTTTACCTATCTAAGTTAACTGATAATGTAATTTCAACAGCTCACATAAACACCCATATTGAGATTGTTATTGAGATGTACAAGAAGCGTGAAGCCTATAAAGTGCTCAGAATAGCTGAAAATAGTTGTTTAGACAACGATAGTCAATCTATAGATTTACTTTCTGAGCTAAATAGTCAACTTATAGCTTTACAAGAGTTCGGTAATATCTATGAAAAAAGCATAACTGATGTAGTTATGGCTATCAACTTTGCTAGGGACTTAGCAAGTAATGGGGAACTTTTAGGATTTAATACAGGATTCCAAGAGTTAAACCAAACCATAGCTGGATGGTGTAAACCTGATTTATGTATTATTGCTGCTAGACCTGGTGCAGGTAAGACAGCAATGATGCTTTCAAGTGTTTATCACTTAGCTATCCTAAATAACGTCCCTACGGCTATTTTTAGCCTCGAAATGAGCTCCGAACAGTTAGTTGAAAGGTTAGAGTCAATAACCAGTCAAGTGCCCTTAAAACGCCTTAGAACAAATAATTTGAATGACTATGAAAGAAAGCTACTTTTAAAGACCGATGACAAGATAATCACAGCACCCATCTACATAGAGGATACAGGAGGTATCAGTATCTCACAACTCAGAGCTAAGGCTACTATTCTAAAGCAGAAGTATGGTATTAAGGTAATATTCCTAGACTATCTACAGCTTATGAGTGGACAAGGCAAATCAAACCAAAACCGAGAGCAGGAAGTAAGTTTAATAAGCAGAAGCCTAAAAGCCTTAGCCAAAGAGTTGGAAGTGCCAATCATTGCTTTATCGCAGTTATCTAGAAAGGTTGAAGAAAGAGCTGATAAGCTACCAATGTTGTCTGATCTTAGAGAATCAGGTAGTATTGAGCAAGACGCTGACATTGTTATTATGCTCATGCGACCATCTTACTACGAAATGAAAGAGCCTGTAGAGATTGGTGGTAAAGAATACAATCCTGATGACTTAGTAATTGTTAAGGTTGAGAAAAACAGACATGGACGTACTGGAAATCTAGCGGTAAGATTTATTGGAGAAACAACCACATTTGAAGACTATAAACTATAAACTATGAAGCAAAAATCTATCAAGGTAGAACTAATAGAAGGCGAAGACCTTAACATAGAAAACATGAAAGAACGTATCGTTACTAAAGCATGGTATGATACTGCAAGATTTAACGAGATAACAGATGTTGCAGTTGGTATCGGTATGGGTACAAGAACACTATATTTTTATGCTAAGAAACTAAAACTACCTAAGAGAAGTGGACTTAAATAGAAACTATAAGAATACTCGTAAGTTCGACATAGAACAAGCTAAGGCTAAAGATGGCACTTACCAGGCATTATTATTGTTTGCTAGGAACACAAAAATCTTGGTCATTCAACAACCAAAAGCATTGAAACAAAAATTCATGTGGCTTGAATATGAGAATAATGGTAAACCTAGTGGCATAGCAGATACAAGAGTAGAGTTCTTTGCTATCAACTTTGACCTTAAAGATAGGATCTACTTTATACGAGCTGAGATGCTTAGAATAAAGGCAAGAAGACACTTTAAATGGGGTAAAACTAAGATAGTAGAAGGCATAAGATATGTAAAAGTTCCAACAGTGGAGATGATACGTTTCGATTAATTGATGTAATTTCGTTTATATGACATACAAAACAGCAAGTGACTTAACCAAGATGATGCTAGAATATTTAGATAGTTTAGGTTATGAAGTATGGAGAAACAACAACCTAGCAGTTAAGGGAAGGTCTTTCATTGGTAAGAAAGGTTTACCTGACATTATTGGTTACCATAAGAACTATGGTCAGTTTATTGCTTGTGAGATTAAAGCTATAGGTGATAGACTAAGCGTATCACAGATAGAGTTCTTAACTCACTTAGGTATGTGCGGTGGCACATCTATTGTATGTCAACAAGTATCAGACGGATCAATTAATTTAACAATATTTTTAGACAATGGCGAAAGCAAAATCAGCACTTGGGACGAGTACAAAGGTGAGTTTCGGGAAGCGTAAAGAAGGAAGAGCAAAGAAATCTTATAACAAACATAGTCCAAGACCTAAATCATATCGTGGTCAAGGACGCTAAACAACAATTATGGAAAATCAAGAATTAGAAAACAAATCAGAAAAAGTATCTAAAACAACTAAACAAGAAGTTAAGGTTACTGTAGTTCCTAAGGAAAGCAAGTTTGTAACTGCTGAAACTATTAAGTTAGTAGAAGACATCTTAAACGATGGCACAGTAGACATCAAATGGAGAGCACAACTTAAAGAACAAGTAAGAAAATACAAGGGGTATGGAGAATAAGTATGACACTATAGTCGAGTCTGTTATTACGAAGTATAAAGACAGAGCTAATATTGGCTTTACGAAATACGGAACTAATCTTGATAGGACTGACTTAAACACCAAAGAATGGGCAGAGCATTTACAGCAGGAACTTATGGATGCTGTATTATACTTAGAGAAATTCAAAGAAGGAATTAAAAATAGTTTATAAACCAAAACAAATATCATGGCAACACAAAAAGAGAACTTCTTAGGAAGATGTTTTACACTTAGATCAGCTTACGGATCATTTAGAAAAGTATCATTCGGTCCAGAGGACTTAAAGAAACTAAACGAGTTCGCAGCATCTAACAAAGGATGGTGTTCTATCCTTATCAAAGACAAAAAGAACGCAGGACCTGAACAAAGTGATTTCTATTGTGAAATGGACACATTTAAAGC